TGAACGACAGGGATAACCTGAAGTTCAGTAAAGATCTGGCAGCTCGTCAGACCTTGCAGGGCCGTCCTGCAGAAACATGGACTAAAGGCCAAATCGGTGAAAATATCGCCGAATTTAACATCTTCACCGGTTCATATCTTCCAAATCTGGTTGGTGGTGCAAGCCCGGCCACCACAGTGACTGGCAACCAGTCCTTTGCTCCTGAAGCTGGTTCGGTTGACACGCTCACCGGTATCGTAACCAACGTGGACTACCGTTCTGCGGTCATCCCTGTAGCGGCTTCGGCTTCCTACAACGTAGGTGACAAGGTGACTATCGGTGCGATTGAGTCTGTCGGCCTTGCTGATAAGAACTCGACCGGCGAGCTGATGACCTTTACCATCGTGGCCAAGCCTACCGGAACCTCTCTCAGGATCTCTCCTAAGCCAATTGCGGCTGACGATGCGGCTCTGAGTGCGCTGGAGAAGGCCTACGCTAACGTCGATACTACAATCGCCAACGCTGATGTTGTTGCTCGCCTGAACATCGACGCGTCTGCCAAGTCCAACCTGTTCTGGGATAAGTCTGCGATCGAAGTGATCGGAGGCACCATTCCTGCTCAGTTGTTCTCCGAGTTCGACGGCATGAAGGTTATCTCTGATACCATGAGCAACGGTCAGACGATGTATCTGGTTTATGATGGAAATCTCGCAGATATGTCATTCCGATACCGTTTGTTTACTTGGTACGGGATCACGATGTGCAACCCACAGAACGCCGGTGTTGCAGTAACCTTCACATAACCGGTAAACGATAAGGGGCTTCGGCCCTTTTAGGAGAATCAAAATGTCCAGAATCTTTCAAATTGGAGAAATGTATCATCGTCGGGATGATGATGCTACTAGTGATCTTACGACCACTTCCATCGCCGACGCTCTGGCTATCCCAGTAAGTCATGGGTATGTTGCTAAGACAACTGGTGCCGACGCTGAAGCGCTAACCTTGGCGGATGGATACCCAGGTCAAATTCTGATTATCAACCTGACCACTGATGGGGGCGGTGACGGCACATTGACACCAGCAACATCTACCGGATGGGCTACCATCGTCTTTGCCGACGCACTCGACCAGGCCACCCTGCTCTATGTTGATGACAGCATCGGGTGGATTATCTTGGGTGCCAAGGGCGCAGCCGCTCCGCCAGTAACCACTTAATCAATGGGATAGGGGGCTTAACGGCCCCTTTTTAGGAGTAGATCATGTCAGAATCATTTTGTACGAACGTTAATAAGGTTGAGCATCTCAGCGATGGCTCAGCCCTCATAGCAAAGGTTGACGCCACCGACGTAACCGCTGACGCTAACACAGTGTTGGTCAACGACATCCGGGCAAAGCTGAAGGGAAATTATCCGGTTACACTGATAGGCCTGGCTATCGGCAGCACCAAAACAGCAGTGGCAAATGCAGCATTCGATTTCACCATTGGGGGGGTTCGGTTCTCGAAAGCGGCGGTTGTTGCTGGCACGGCGCCAGGTAACGATGTTGTGCCTCAGGCTCTCTTTGGTGCAGTGGCGTTTGATATCGGCTCTGACGGCACCATTGACGCGATTGAGGCAGCAGATAATGCAACCGGTTACGCTTCGGCGGTATTGGCCATTGCTGGGATTCCTGCTGCAGCTGCGGGCCATGCTCGAATGGGTAACGTCACAGCAACTAAGTCAGACGGTGCGTTTACGTTTGGCACGACATTGCTGGATGCTGCCAATACGACTGTCGTTTATACTGACGGTGAAACCAACCTTGAGGCCATTGGCTCCGCAGTGTCGTAACTGGCTGACCAAGTAGCCCTTAAAGAGGAAGCATCATGTCTGTATTCGTTTATAAAGATGGATCGAAATCTCTAATCCCGCCCGAGCAGCTGCAAGAGCACCTTATTAACGGCTGGAGTGTGACGGAAGAGGATGACCCCAAAGGCCCCACCAAGGAAGAGGCTGATACCAACGGTACAGGCAAGCTTTCTAACCAAGAGGTTCGTGCTGCCGCTGAAAAGGCAGGCATTGAGGGATTTGATACCAAACGCATCAAGGCGCTAAAGGTAGAGCTTGGTTATGAGGCATCGGAGTAATCAAATAGGTGGCACGTTCGACAAGATCGATGCCATCAATGACGCATACAGCCAGCTTCGGATCTCTGGGTTAACTCGCATACCAACCCCCGGAGATTTGGAATTGGCTTTGGGTCGTTTGGAAGGGATGGCCGCAGAGTGGGCAACGCGTAACATCTGCTCTGGTTATAACTTCGAGGACCAACCCGATCCGAACAGCGCTTCTAACGTGTCTCGTGCATTCCTGCAGGCTTATGCAACCAACCTGGCTATCCGGCTTGTGGACTTTGGCAAGCAAGTGCCGGCGATGCTTATGGCGCAGGCTAATCAGTCGCTGAGCAACCTATCAGGGCGTAGTGCTATGGATAGCATCAACATGGTTCCTTACCCATCACGACAGCCTAGAGGATCAGGAAACACCCTTCGCTACAATCGCTGGAACAGGTTCTATCGAAATCAAAACGTTGCGGCTAACGATTGCTCGACTAGTGAAATGTTTATCGGCGACGTTAACGATTACGTTGAGCACTTCGATGCCTACCTGAACGATGGTGAAACACTTTCATCGATTGAGTTTTCTGCCGACACCGGGATAACGATCAATTCGTCTAGCTTTACTGATAACGATGTTTCCTATCAGATAACAGCGACAGGGGCGAACGACACCACACCGCAAGACCTACAGCTAACCATTATCGCCACCACCAGCAGCGGCAGGATTGAAACAAGGGTGATCATCTTCGCCTTTACACCTCGCCCAAGGGATCACTAATGGCTGAGTTAGTCCTGAATCTGATCAAGGGCGATAAAATAGGATCCGAGACGGATTACCGGGACAGCCTACCGGTCAACATGGTCGCCATTGCCAAGCCTGTCTTGGGCGCTGCCGGATACATGCTGCAATCGCCAGGCCTGACTCAATACGGCACCGGGTCGGGTATCGACCGGGGCGCCCTGTGGAATGAGCGCTTTCTTAACCATTACCGAGTCAGCGGTGGAAAGTTCATTTCGGTTGCGGCTGATGGGGCTGTCGTTGAGCTTGGCGACATATCCGGATCAGATACAGCAAGCCTTCCGTACTCGTTCAATACCCAGGCTATCATCGCTGATGGCCGTATGTGGTTGTACGACACCACTGCAGGCTTTAGAGAGGTAACCGATCCAGACCTTGGCGACCCGATTGACGGTGTATGGGTTGACGGATTCTACTTCATGACCGATGGAGAGTTCATTTTCCACACGGACATAACTGATGAATCAAGCATAGATCCGCTAAAGTTTGCTACCGCTGAATTCATGCCCGACGTGTCTAATGGAGTAGGCAAGACTCAAGACAACAAAGTTATCGTTTTCGGACGGTACACATGCGAATACTTTGTCAACGATGCATCATCTCAGTTTTCGTTTGCCAGGGTATCATCGAGAGCGGTAAAGATCGGAATTGTTGGGACTCATGCCAAGGCGGAGATGGGCGACAAGTGGTATTTGCTCGGTGGTCGCAAAGAGGAAGCAGTATCAGTCCATGTTCTTGGCGTAGGAGCGGCCCAGAAGGTCGCTACGCGCGAAGTAGACAAGATCATAGGGCTTTACACAGAAACAGAGCTGGAGAGCGCTGTGATCGAATCACGCAGCGAGGATGGGTATAGCTTCCTGGTGGTCCATCTGCCAAATCACGTTCTTCAATTCAACGAGACAATATCCAGCAAGGTCGGCATTGATCAGGCCTGGACAATTCTAAAGACTGATGTAACCGGTGATCGGCCTTGGAGAGCTAAGCACGGACTGTTTGAGCCGCGCAAAGGGGTTTGGGTCTATGGCGACAAGCGAGATTCTAAAATTGGCATCTTGGATGAAACAGTGTCCACGCATTACGGTGATATTTCAGAATGGATACTTGATACCCCGTTCACTTTTCTTGAATCGATGTCTATCAACGAGCTGGAGCTTGAAACTCTGCCAGGCCATACGACCACTTTAGACGCTACTGTCTTTGTCTCAATTACCTATGACGGGGTAACTCTTGGAACTGAGTTCATTGAGTTGTATGGCTTACCGTCACAGTACGGCAAGCGCTTTATAATCCGCAGACTTGGCGATGTGCCGGATTGGTTCGGGTTCCGGTTCAGAGGCGCGTCACGGTCTCGTATGGCGTTTGCCAAGGCGGATATAGATTATGGCTGAGCCGACGGCAAAACTGCTGCAAAGTCTGGTTCTATCGGCGGCTGATCTTCAGGCGCTGACTGATTGGGATGATGCGATCATTGAGGAATGGCTGAATCTGTTCCGAAACCTGATCCAGCTGGCCAACCAGATCGACACCAAGAACGACATCATCAAGAACACCACTCATATCACCACTTCACCGTATGAGATAGCAGAAGACGACGAAGATGTCTTTTTCGATACCGACGCTTTTGGAGGCCCGATGGTTGCCAATCTTCGGGAAGGGGTTGATGGAACAAATTACAGGCTGGTAAATACCGGAGTGACTGGAGGGCACCGGGTTACTCTAAATCCGTTCGGGACTGAAAATCTGTTTGGTGTAAACGCGTCAGAGTTCATGGCAATGCAAGAGAAGTTATTGGTTACATTTGACGAAGAGTCCGGGGGTTGGTTCTAGTGAGTCTGATCAGAGAAATTGAAACCATAGAAAACGGGATGGTTGATACTGATAATTCGACAGAGATGACGCTTGGAATCTCTGGTGTCTTTGACGGAGAATGGTTTGATACTCTGAACTATAACGTTCTTATCATTGGTGTAAAGTCAGACCAGGACAGCGCAACGGATGGGCTTGTTATCAATTGGAGCTCTGACGGAGTAACAGTAACGCAGACGGATGTGTTCTCTATATTTGCTGATACAGGAAAGGTGTTCACCTTTAGCCCTGCGAATAGATATTTCAAGATTATCTATACCAATGGGGTCCTGGCTCAGGGTCTTCTATCCATTCAATCAATATTCAAAAAGGCCGGTTTTAAGCCGTCAAGCCACCGTTTGAGCGATCCGATAGTGGCAGAAGATGATGCCGAGCTGACCACATCGGTTTTGAAGATTGGAGGCGGTGATCCTGAAACTTTTAGCAACGTAGGAACGAATCACCCAATCCCAACAACATCAGACTCCGTATATGAATCAGATATAGACGTTGCCAACTCGGATAACGGGGGATTCAGCGGGTCAGTAACTGATTACTTCAATGATTTATTTACAGTGAACTCTGATGCCTCAGCTACAAATCCAAAGACCATAAAAATATGGTTTAGACATTCAATCCAGTTATATAGTCTTGGTTTTGGATGTAATGAAACCGGCAAGAGTTTCAGCAATATCAAGATACAGCTCTTCGGGTCTGATGAGTTTATTCGGGAAGTCATTGATGATTCAGCGAATAGCACAAAGCACACATCTCTTGTTTTTGATATCGCACCGTCAAAGGCCAATGGCGTCATTATAGAATTTCATACGGCGGACGAGATATGCCTATCTAACCTGGTTATTTGGAAGACACAGAACGTTAACTCTCGCCTTTCAGCAATCAGTCTTCTAACCGGGGCTGTTGAGGATGTCGGTAGCTTTAAAGGGGCGCTAAATGTTCACCAGTCGGATGTCCATAATTTCGTTGTGAATAGAAATTTCCTACAATTGGACACCGCAAGCACAACCGTGTCTACCGCCTCTTTATCAGAGGACACAGATCAAGCTGTCGCAGATACAACAGGCTTCATAGTAGGCGACTCGGTGGAGATTACCTCGGGGATTTTACAGGAAACCAACGGGGCTATTATAACGGCTATATCAGCTGGAGCGCCCGGCACTCTAACCTATGATCGCCCGCTAGATAATCCGTATCCTATAGGGGCTACAGTTGAGCGGATAGTCATTAACTTAGCGGATGGTGCTCTTGGGTCGCTAGCAGCCCCGCTCAGCTTTGTCGTTGCGCCTCCAGTGGGGGAGATATGGCACATTCAGCGAATTATGTTGGCGGCTGTTTTCTCGACGGCGGGGGATGATGGCGATTTTGGTAACCAAAGCGCCTTATCTAATGGATTAGTCCTCAGACAAAACTTGTCAACCGGGGTATTTACATCGTCGGTATGGAAGACGAACGGGGATTTAAAGCTCGATATGTTTGATCTTCCGTATACAGATAAGGCTCCCGC